TATAAAGCAAAGAGGACAAAAAGAAAGTTTCACAATCACATTCCCAAGCTACTTTAATGCTACTGGAGTTGAAGCTGGAACAGTTTTAGTTAATGGTGTTCATGCAGTTGCAGATACTACGATTGCTTTAGATGGTTTTGGTGCTGATGGCTCTGGAAGATTTAAAGCTGGAGATTTTATTAAATTTAATTCTCACAGCAAAGTTTATATGATTGTAGCAGATGTAACTTCAAGCAGTAATGCGGCAACAGTAACTATAGAGCCACCATTGACAACAGCTTTAGCAAATAATGGAACAGTAGTTTATGATACTATTCCTTTTACAGTACACTTAACAAGCGACTTACAAGAATTTCCTAGTAGCAATATAGATAAAGATGGAAACCTTTTATATAATTTTGAATTTGATGTAATTGAGGCGATATAATGTCAAGGGGATTAGCAAGTGCTGTCAAAACAGAACTAGCAACAGGAAATATTAACCCTGTATTTTTAGTTTCACTTGGATTTGCAACACCTATATATTTGACTAATTGTGGATTTGCATTAACTTCAAGTGTTAGTGGAAGTTCAGTTACCTATACTGCTTCTGGTCATTTAAGATCTATTACAGGATTATCTGAAACTAATAAGCCAACAAAGAACTCTTTAGCAATACAATTATCAGCAGTAGATCAAACTTATTCAGCAATAGTTCTCAATGAAAATGTTATTAATAAAGAAGTAAAAATATGGAGAGGATTATTAAATGATTCAAATACTTTAATAGCTGATCCTTTTTTATTGTTTTATGGAACGATAGACGAATATAAAATTATTGATAATACAACAAGTGCAAATGTAACTCTCAATGTCACTTCTCATTGGGGAACTTTTGATAAAGAAAGTGGAAGAACAACATCTGATAATTCACAGCAAAGATTTTTTAGTGGTGATAAAGGAATGGAATTTGCGGCATTGAATGTTTTAGATTTAAAATGGGGAAGGGCAGATTAATGACCAGTTGTAATTTTTATCAAGCAGAAAAAAAAGATGCAAATAATATTTTAAATTTATTAAAAGAATTTAAATATGATTTACTTGATTGTGATTATCCAGATATTAAAGAAGATAAGGTAAAAACTTTTATAAATTTTATGTTGGAAAAAGGAAAAATTATTTGTGTTCAAAATTTAGATACTAATAAATTAATTGGAGTTTGTCTTTTTGCTAAATCTACTTACTGGTGGAGTGAACAAGAAACAATGATTATACAATTAATTTATGTTGTAGAAAAATATAGAAATTATCAAATAATGAAACAACTAATAGATAGTGTTAAACAAGTTTCAAAAGATAATCCTATATTAATATCTATAACATCTAAATTACAAGCTGATAAACTTTTTGAAAAATTAGGTTTTGAAAATATGGGTAATAATTGGAGAATGAAATAAATGTGTGGTTGGAATCCTATTGAAACAATAATAGATATTATTGAAGATATTGTTGAGGTCGTAGTTGATATTATTGATAGTGTTATCTCTTGGCTTTTACCAATACCAAATATTCCAGATTTTGGCGATTTAGATAATTCAACAAAAGGTATTTTAGCAAATAAAAAATCATCAAATAGTGGAATACCTATAATATATGGAACAAGAAAAGTAGGTGGAAATATTGTTTTTATGGAAACTTCTGGAACTGATAATGAATTTTTATATATGATTATGGTTTTAGGAGAGGGAGAAATAGATGATATAACTTCTATTTTTGTTAATGATAATATTGTTACATGGTCTGGAGATTTAGCTGATAACACAGAAAGAACAGTAGGAAGTAGTGATTCTAATTTTTATAAAGCTGATCCAACAGATACAGATTCTTCAGCAGAAAGTTTAATAACAGTTAGACCTCATTATGGTACTGATGCACAAACTTATGATACATTGGTTGGTGGATTAACTTCATGGACAAGCAATCATAGGTTACGAGGTTTGTCTTACCTAGCATTGAAATTTAAGTGGAATAGTGATGCTTTTGGAGGTGTTCCACAAGTACACGCATTAGTTAAAGGAAAGAAAGTATATAATCCCAATCTTGATGGCTCTATTACTGGTGGCTCTGGCTCTCATAGGAAAAATACTTCATCTACTTGGGCATATTCAGATAATCCTGTTTATCAATTATTAGATTATTTACGCAATACAACTTATGGAATGGGCATTGCTGATGGATATTTTAATAGTAGTTTTGCTGATTGGCAAACTGCTGGAGATGTTTGTGATGTAAATATAACACCTTATTCTGGAGCAGATCAAATTGACTTAATGGATAGTCATGCTGTTATAGATACATCTAAAAAAGCAATAGAAAATGTTAAAACTTTTTTAACAGGTTGTAGAGGTTTATTAAATTATACTTCTGGCGACTATAAAGTATTAGTAGAAACAACAGGAAGTGCCGCAATAACATTAACAGAAGATAATATTATTGGTGGTATTTCAATATCAAGTAAGAATAAAAATTCACGATATAATAGAGTATTAGTTGCCTTTATAAATCCCAATAAAAATTATCAATCTGATGAAGTGCAATTTCCACCTATAGATGATTCTGCTGAAGCAAGTGCAGATAGACACGCAACAATGAAAGGTCTTGATGGAGGTATTTTATTGGAAGGTAGATTTGATTTTCCAACTATTACAAGTCCTTATCAAGCAAGAGAAATGGCAGAGATTATTTTGCGTAGGTCAAGATCAAGTTTAGATGTTTCTTTAAAAGCAGATGGAACAGCATTAGATTTAGCAATAGGGGATATCGTTAATATTACTCATGCCACCCCAGCTTTTTCTGCTAAACCTTTTAGAGTTCAAGGTATGACAATATCAAGTGATATGACGGCCAGTTTAACTTTATCTGAACATCAAGATTCTTATTATTCTTTTGGAACACAAACAGTAGCGGCAACAATACCAGATACAACATTACCAAATCCTTTTAGTGTTACTGCTCCAGCAAGTGTTACATTAACTGATGAATTAATTTCTTATAGTGAGGGTACTGCATTAACGAGATTAAATATTGTTGTTGGAGTTAGTACAGATAAATTTGTACAATATTATCAAGTAGAAGCTAAATTAAGTACAGAATCAACTTATAAAATAATAGCAAAAGGCACACAACTAAATTATGAAATGCTAAATGTTATTGATGATAAAACATATAATGTAAGAGTAAAATCAATAAATGCTTTGGGAGTTAGTTCAAGTTATACTTCTGCAAATAGATTAATAGTTGGTGCTACAGAGCCACCAGCAGATGTAAATAATTTTTCAATTAATATGCAAGGATCAAATCAAATGCAATTAAATTGGGATGCTGTTGCTGATCTTGATGTATCTTATTATGAAATTCGTTATCAAAATGTAACAAGTGGTGGTCAATGGAATAAATCAAATAACTGGTTACAAGTACCTAGAACTAGTGGAACAACAAAAACAACTAATGCAAAAACAGGTGCATTTTTAATTAAAGCTGTTGATAAATTAGGAAATGAATCAAACAATGAAACAATAATTTATTCTAATATTTCTGGCTTACAATCATATAAAAATATATCAACAATAACTGAAGATATAACTTTAGGAACTTTTGATGATGATGTTGCCTTAACTGATTCATCTGGAACTAATTCTATAGTATTAGATACCATTACAGATTTTGAAGATACTGTTGGAAATTTTGATAGTGCAACAGGAGATTTTGAATTAGGAGGAATAGATACAACTTCTAATCCAACCTATGCTACAGCTAATATTGATAATGAAGGTTTTTATACTCTTAATTCTACTTTAAGTTTGACAGGAATATTTGATGTTTCTTTTACTAAAAATTTAACCATAGAACAAATTGAAGATCCATATGATTTATTTGATTCTGGAAGGGGTTTTACTAATTTTGAAGATGCTCCAGCACCTTTTGATGGTAATGATCCAACAAATGCAAATCAATATTTACAGGTTGCAAGTTCAACTTCTAGTTTAGGTGATTGTACTGTTTTTTTTAATATTAATGCTTCCACAACTTATAAAGGAAGATATTTTAAATTTAGATTAAAATTAACTAATAAAAATAATAAAGTTAAAGGATATGTAAGTGGAATATCTATTACTGTAGATATGGAAAAAAGAGTTGAAAGTGGAAATGATATTGATAGTACCACAAGCACAAAAGTTGTTACTTATACTAATGCTTTTTATTCTTCTCCAGCTTTAGGAATTGCGGCACAAAATATGGCAACAGGAGATACTTACACAATCACATCAAAAAGTGTTACAGGTTTTTCTATTACATTTACAAACTCAAGTGGAAGTGGTATCAGTAGAACATTTGATTATGTTGCTCAAGGTTATGGGTTGAAATCTTCAAGTTAAAATATTATAAGAGGTATATATGGCACAAGTTTCAGATGTAAGTATAGCAAATCAAGGCTTTTCAGCCTTTAGGACAGAATTAAATAATATTTTAGCGGCATTTAATACGCAACATTCTGGTACTTCTGCTCCAGCAAGTTTAGCGGCTGGTAGTATGTGGCTTGATACTTCTGGTGGTGCAACTTCTCATATTTTAAAATTTTATGATGGAACACATCACATTACTTTTGCTACAGTTAATACAACTGCTAACACAATAGATTTTTCTGATAGTTCAATAACATTAGCTGATGATTCAGTAACTTTAGCAAAAATGGCTTCTGGTACTGATGGAAATATAATTAGTTATGATGCTTCTGGCAACCCTGTTGCTGTTGCAACTGGTTCAAGTGGTCAAGTTTTGACAAGTGCTGGAACTGGTGCTCCCCCTACTTTTTCTAGTTTAACAATACCCACTTTATCTGGCTCAACAAATAATACTATAGCAACTGTAACAGGTGCTAATGCTTTGCTTGGAGAAGCTAATTTGACTTTTGATGGATCAACTTTAGCTGTTACAGGAGCAACAACTATTTCAACAACTTTAACTTTAGCTGGTGCTGGTTATTTAACTCAAGGAGCAATTACTTCTAGTTCTAATGCTGTGGCTTGGGATGTAGCTGTAAAACCAAATGCGTATCATTTAACAACAGAAAACACAACTTTCTCTGCTCCAAGTAATGCTGTATTAGGTCAATATATTTCTTTGCATATTAAATATGGTGGCACACATTCTATAGGTTGGAATACTATTTTTGAATTTCCAGCAAGTACAGAGCCAACAGAAACAGCAGTAAGTGCTAAAAATGATATTCATGTGTTTAGATATAATGGTGCTATATGGCACGAAGTAGGTAGAACACAAAACATGGCGAGTAGTTAATATGTATGCAATAGTTGAAAGTGGAAGTATTACTCAAACATTTAATAATCCTAGAAAATTAGTTATTAATGATATTCGTTATTCAACTAAAATTTATTCTTTATGGTCTGAAGCAGAAAAAAAAGCCATTGGATTATATGAAGTTGAGTATGATAACACGAATAGAAAAGATGAAGAATGGTATATAAATACTAATCAAACTTTAGCTTATGATTCTAGTGGTGATAAAGTTACAGCAAGTTATGGAACATCAACAGCTAGGGCTATTGCAGATGTTAATGAAGTAGATGATAATGGCGATCCATTACTAGATAGTGACGGAGATCAAATAATTACTAAAGGTTTAAAAACAATTAAGAAAAGAATGATAGATTTACAATGTGCTGGTATCTTACAACCTAGTGATTGGATGGTTATTAGAGCAAAAGAAACAGGAGCAACTCTTAATGCTGGTTGGAAAACTTGGAGAGCAAGTGTCAGAACAAAATGCAATTCTATGCAAACACAAATAGATGGTGCGGCAAATGTAGATGCTTTGGCTACTTTATTTGAATATGTTAATACAGCAGATGAGGGTGATCCTAGAGTTTTAGCAAGACCATTAGGTGAATTTCCAGTTAAGAGTTAATTAATGGTATTTCCAATATTACCAGCAAGAACACCAGATAGTGGTTATAATATAGATAATTCTTTAAGAGTAGAAGCTGACGATAGTCCAAAGTTATCAAAAACTGTTTCAACAGCAACTAATACTACAAAAATGACTTTAAGTCTTTGGTATAAATTAGGTGAACCAGCCGATATGGCATTTTTATCAAAATTTGCTGATAGCAGTAATCGTTTTCATTTAAGAATTATGGCTGATGGAAGTTTATTAGCATATAATAATGTATCGGGTTCATATCATTATAAAACAACAACAGCCAAATTAAGAGATTATAGTGCTTTTTATCATATTGTTTTTTCTTATGATACAACTGATGGTGCGGCGGCAGATAGATTAAAAATTTATCTAAATGGAACAAGATTAACAAGTTTTGTTAATAATACAAATCCCAGTTCTAGTGAAGCATTAAAAATAGCAAGTGATACAAGCAATCCTTTAAAAGTTTTGTGTTCTAATAATGAAGATGCATATTTAAGTGGGTATGTATCAGATTTTTATTATATTGATGGAGATAATAAAGCACCTACTGATTTTGGAGAAGTTGATGAAGATAGTGGAATATGGAAACCAAAAAGATATAGTGGTGGTTTTGGAAACAATGGTTTTAAATTAGAATTTCAACAAGTAGGTGTTGGTACAGCCTCAGCTTCTACAGTTGGAGCAGATACAAGTGGTAATGACCATCATTTAACTTCAGCAAATATAGCCGCAATAGATGTTACAACAGATACACCTACAAATAATTTTTCTACTTTAAATAGTATAAATAAATTTTTAGGATGTCTTATTACTAAAGGAAATTTAGAATACGATTCAAATTCAACTGGTGGTAGTTCTGTGGTTTCAACAATAGCACCAGCAAATGGTAAGTGGTATGTAGAGGTTAAAGCAGTAACATCAACAATAGCAATAGGTGTATCAGAAGTTGGTTTAATAAATTTTAACGAAAAAGGTCAAGGTGCAAGTAGACCAAATATAAATTATGCTTATGGTGGAAGTGTTACTATTGATGAGGGAAGTGCGGATTCTGAAGCATCTTTTACAACAAATGATATTATAGGATTGGCTTTAAATTTAGATGATGGAGAACTTATTATTTATAAAAATGGTACAGCTTTAAATTCAGGAACAGCTTATAATTTACATACAAATACGACTCATGGAAATACAGGATTTTCTGTTCAAACTCATACAGGAAGTGGTAATACAAAAGCCTCTTTTAATTTTGGAAATCCTGCATTTGCAATATCAAGTGGTAATTCTGATGGTGCTGGATTTGGTAATTTTGAATACGCAGTACCTAGTGGGTACTATGCACTATGTACTAAAAACCTAGCGGAGTATGGATAATGGCTTACACAACAATAGACGACCCATCAGCACATTTTCAGACAGCTTTATGGACAGGTGATGGTGCAACACCAACCATAGCTAATGATGGTAATTCTGATATGCAACCAGATTGGTTATGGGGTAAAAATAGAACAGGAACAGCAGACCATAATTATTTGATTGATACTACTAGAGGTACAAATAAATATATGTTTTCAAATTCTACTTCCGCAGAAATTACAAATGCGGCAATATCGTCTTTTAATTCAGATGGTTTTGTTTTAACTTCTGATGTTGGTTTAAATAGAGGTTCAAGCACTTATGTTGGTTGGCAATGGAAAGCTAATGGTGGAACAAGGACAACCCATACTGAAAGTGGTGCAAATCCTGGTGGTGGTTTTCAATCAAATACAACAGCTGGATTTTCTATTGTAGATTATGTAGGAACAGGTGGTGCGGGTCATGTTACACATGGTTTAGGTGCAGTACCAGAATTTATAATAATGAAAAATAGAGATGAAGCCGAAAGTTGGCTTGTTTATCATGTTGGTATAGGTAATGGCAAAGGATTAAGATTAGATACAACTGCCGCCGAAGATACAACAGCTAACCATTGGGCAAATACTACTCCAAATTCAACAACCATTGTTGTGGGTGGAAATCCACCTAATAATAAAGATGCTATAAACTATATTGCTTATTGTTTTGCACCTATACAAGGCTACAGTAAATTTGGTAGTTATGTAGGTAATGCTAATGCAGATGGCCCATTTATCTATACTGGGTTTAAACCTTCTTGGTTTATGATTAAAAGAACAGATGCTGTAAGTGACTGGTTTGTTTGGGATAGCAAAAGGTCACCTACTAATGAAATGACTGCAAGATTAGTTCCTAATGAATCCGCCACAGAAGGAAGTGCTAGTATGGATTTTGTATCTAATGGAATTAAATTTAGAAATGATGCGGCTGGAAGAAATGCAGATGGAGCAACATATATTTATAT